TTTCTTTAAATAGTGTAACTCCATTAGCAAATGCAAATGTATCTGTTACAGGTCAATTATTAACTGTTACTGAGGGAGTAGCAGACCCTTCACCAGATGCTAACGTTACGGGTATAGGAATGAGTGTTTCTTTAGCTGTAGGAACGGTTGTTGTAGGAACAGCTAATGTTTCAGTAACAGGGCAATTATTAACTGTTACTAAAGGAAATATAATTGTAGATTTAAATACTCCTGTAAATGTTACAGGGAAACAATTAACAGTTTCTTTAAATAGTGTAGTTGCTGGTATATCTGATCTTGTACAAATTACAGGATTTGGATTGACTGTAAGGTTAAATAGTATTAATATTCAAAGTTGGGCATATATTAATACTGGAACCGATGCAAGTTGGTCAGGTATTAGTACCGGAACTGATTCAACTTGGACAGAGATTGACACAGCCGCTTAGATTTAATAAAATTAATAAATAAGGATTAAAATATGGCATCAAGTTATTCTACAGACCTCAAACTAGAATTACAAGTAACAGGCGAAAACGCTGGTACATGGGGTGATATTACAAATACAAATTTAGTTATTCTTCAGCAATCAATTGCTGGTTATTCTTCAATTACATTAAATGCAACAACTGGGGCAACTTTAACTTATTCAAATGGTTTACCATCAGATGGTAAAAATGCTGTATTAAATTTAACAGGGACAATAACTGGAAACGTAAGTGTAACTATTCCATCTGGAGTTACAAATAAAACTTATATAATTAGAAATAGTACAACAGGTGCATTTACTGTAACTGTAAAAATTTCTGGTCAAACAGGTGTTACTTTCTCAGCAACTGATAAAGGAACAAAACTTTTATATGCTAATGGAACTGATTTTGTAGATTCAAACATTGGAAAATTATCTAATGATTATACTCCAACTCTTGCAGCTAATTTAAGTACAAACTCAAAAAATATTCAAATAGCAAGTACATATGGTGTTATAGATGAAAATAGTAATCCTCAAATTACTTTTGCAACTACTGCATCAGCTACAAACGGTGTAACAGTAACAAATGCAGCAACTGGAAATAATCCAAACATATCTGCAACAGGAGCTGACACAAACATTGGTTTAAATTTAACACCAAAAGGTATTGGAAGAGTTACAGCAAATGGTAATGCTAAAATATTTGGTGTTGCTGAAGGTGCTACAATTACTACAACTTTCCAAACAACATTAAACTATGACACTAATACACAAGCTGTATTTTTTGCAAACGTTGCAGCTTCTTCTAACTGGACAGTTAATTTAAGAGGAAGTTCAACAAGTGCATTAAATGCTTCTCTTGCTATTGGTGAATCACTTACAGTTGCTCTTTTAGCTAAAAATAATAATACAACTTATTATAACAACGTAATTCAAGTTGATGGAACAACTGTTACAGCAATTTGGCAAGGTGGATCTACTCCAACAGCTGGAAATGCTTCATCTACAGATGTTTACACATATACAGCAATTAAAACAGCAGCATCAACATACACAGTTTTAGCATCGCAAACACAATTTAAATAAGGAGAAGAAAGAATGCCTTTACAATCTACACGCGGAGCAGGTTCAGCAAAAGCATTTGGATTTACAGGATCCGTTCCTTTCGTCGCAACTGGAGGAACTATAACATATTATGGTGCATACACTGTTCATACATTTACAACTAATGGAACTTTTGCAGTTTCTAAAGGACAAAAAGCTTGTGATATTTTAATTGTTGCAGGAGGAGCAGGTGGAGGAGGTGCACAAGCAGGAGGAGGTGGATCGGGTGGACTTATAGAATTACCTTCTAACATTATTGGAACGGGAAATTATTCAATTACTATTGGTGGAAAAGGTACTGGTGACCAAAATGGAAATGATACTACTGCATTTAGTCAAACAGCTAAAGGAGGTGGAAGAGGTGGAGATTACACTGGACCAAATGCCGGTCCTCTTGGTTCAGGAAATGATGGAGGAAGCGGTGGAGGTGGAGCAGGAGGAAGAGCTCCAGCACAAGGACCTTTTGCAACTACTGTTGGAGGAGTAACAAATCAAGGAGCTATAGTAGGTCCATACACAGGTACTGCTTATGGAAATAATGGAGGTACTGGAAATACTGGACCAGCTACTCATGGAGGTGGCGGAGGAGGAGGTGCTGCAGCTGTTGGAGGAGCTGGAGCTGCCCCAAATGGTGCTAATGGAGGCTCGGGAAGACAAAATGCTTATGCTACAGGATCTGGACAATATTATGCTGCCGGAGGTGGAGGTGGTTCTTGGAATGGAACCGCAGGAACTGGTGGAACTGGAGGAGGTGGTGATGGAACGGTAGGTAATGGTACACCTGTTGCTGGAGCCGCGACTACAAATGGATCTGGTGGTGGTGGAAATGGTTCTCAAACTGCTACTGGTGGAAGTGGAGGGGATGGTATTGTGATAATTAGATACTTAACATAAAATTATGAAATATTTTGCTGAATTAAATACTAGTAATATTGTTATCAGAGTTTGTCCATTTGATGGTTCTGTTGAAAATGAAGAACAAGCATCAAATATAACGCCTATATTAAATGGTCATAGGTGGATTGAAACATACATTGATGGATCTCAAAGAAAAAATTATGCAGGCCCTGGTTGGACATATGATCAAAATAGAAATTCTTTTATAGGACCTAAACCTTTTAATTCTTGGATATTAAATGAAAACACTTGTAAGTGGGAAGCTCCAATACCATATCCTAACGATGGTAAATTTTATTCATGGGACGAATTAATTTTAAATTGGGTAGAAATAGTTTATCCAGTTAGTGTTTAGTAAATATTTTTTTTAATTCAGGAAACCACAAAACATCTATATCAGTTTTTTTAAAAATTTTAATTGCATCTTCTATTGATTCTACCAAAGGATCTCCAGCAATATTAAATGAAGTATTTAATAGTATTGGAACACCTGTTATTTTTTTAAATTCAATTAATAATTTATATAAATAAGAAACAGATTTATTTACTGTTTGAATCCTACAAGAATTATCTACATGTACAACACCCGGAACAATATTTAATTTATTTTTTAAAACAGGGAAAGAAATAGTCATAAAAGGTGAATTATTTAAATGATACATATTAAAATAATCTTTTGCATATTCTTCCAATACAGAACAAGCAAAAGGTCTGTACCATTCTCTTTTTTTAATTTTATTTACTATTTCTTTTGCTTTTTTATTTCTAGCATCAAATAATATAGATCTGTTTCCTAGGGCTCTTGGTCCTGCTTCTGCGAGTCCATTATAAACAGCAACTGTTTTTTGTTCTGATAATAATTTTGCTATTTTTAAAACATCACATGTTTTTCCTTTAATTTTAAAATTATTTTTAACATGATTAAAAAAAGTATTTTTTAATTTGTAAATTTTTTTATCTTTTGTTATTTTTCTATAAAGATAAAATGCTGCTCCAATACTATTTCCACTATCATCAGCCAAAGGTTCAAAATAAAAATTAATATTAGGTAAGTTTTTTATTAAAAATTCATTAGTTACAACATTAAGTGCATATCCACCACTTAAACAAACATTTTTAATGTTTGTTTTTTCAGTGAATTTTTTAACAAGATATAATACTTCTTCTTGAGTTTGTTTTTGAACTTGAAAAGCATAGTCTGCATATAGAGATTTATCTTTTGGAACTTCTTTTATTTGTTCTTTGATATAATCTTTATAACCAACTTCAGATCCCATATAATGAAAAAATAAATTATCGTTTGGTTGATGATTAACAAATAAATTATTAAAAGATGTGTTTTTTCCATAAGCGGAAAGCCCCATTGTTTTTCCATTTTCAAGTATGTTTTGCCCTATTAAAGTAGTTGCACTTTCATAAATTTTAGTTATGTTTAAAGTGCTATCTCCATATATTTCGCAATTTTTATTTTTTATTTTTAATTGTGTTATTAATTTATGATTATCCACATCATATTTTTCTCCTTTGTTTTTTAAATAATAATTTTTATATATTGGTGTAAATTTACACGGGTATTCTGCTATAAAAAAAGATTCACTCTCTCTTATTTTATTTTCAATGAGAGCTCCATTTCTATCTATAACTAAACATAAAGATTTTTTAAAACCACTATTGTAAAAAGATAGTGATGCATGGGCTAAATGATGATTTTCACAAAAATTAATTATTTGACAATCATTTTTTATTTTATTAAGTAAATAAGTTTGCAACCATTCTACAAATTCAGAATTTGGAGTAGGGGAACATATTATAACTTTATCAATGGATTTGTTTTGGTAATTATTTAAAGCATAATCTAAAACATCCAAAGAATCTTTATTTAAAAAATCTTTTTTTATTTTTGTTAATCTTTCTTGTTTTGAAAAATATTTAATCTTTCCATTTTCTACAATGCAAACGCTAGCATCATGATAAGGAGAAATACCTAGTATTCTCATTAAAGATAATTAAAATTTATATTTAATCTTACTTTTTTATCTGTACAGGTGGTGCTACTGTGTTTTTTTGAAGAATCAAAAAATAACATTCTATTAGCAACAGAATCTATTTTTGTACCATCTTCTAAAATAGTTTTACCATTATTTGTATTTATATAAAATATGGCTCCTTTATGAGGGATATCATAGTCTGTATGTTTAGCATGTATTATCTTTTTCTTTGTTTTTAAATATAAATTAGCTTTAATTCTTAGTAAAGCTTTAGGTTTTAATTTTAAAACAATTTTAAAAATATTATTATAAAAATTAGAATTGGGTTTAAAATCAATATAAATTAAATGTGTAAAATAAGTTTCTTCATCAAATAAATTTACTTTATTATTATAAAACCAAGGAAAATTATTAGAAGTAAAAAGTTCTTCTATTTCTTTAAAATATTCTTTGTCTAAAAAATTATCAATAATTTTAAATGACATTTACCATACCCAACTAATAAAAGAATATCTAACTCCTTTTGTAACAGGCTCTACTCTATGAGGATATAAAAAAATAGAAGGAAAAATTAAAAGATCTCCTTGTTTTAATTTTATTTCTTTATTTTTAAACATTATAAATTCTCCTCCTTTATAATCATCATTTAAAATACCTAAGACACTTAAGGTAGGAATTCCTTTTATATTTCCATCAAACATTGATTGGATATGATCACAATGTTCTGCCATTTTTTTATTAAATGAATATTTATTATATCTAATACGTGTATAACCATTCCAATTAACAAACCAAGAGAAATTTAATTCTTCTATATATTTTTTTAATGTGGGCCATATTTTTTTCATAATTATATCTGTATTTTTGTTTTGTGGATCAAATAAATTTTCTAATTCTTGATTCTTAGAAACATTAACGGAAATGTTTTCTTTTGAATCATAAAATCTATGCTCTTTCCATTTTAAATTTTTAATTTGTTTTATTGTTTCATTACAAAATTTTTTATCTAAAAAATTTGAATATTTTTTTACGTAATTTTCTAAATTTTTTTTCATAAATATAGTTCTGTTAACTCTCTATTATTTCCTACACTTCCTTTAACAAAGACGTTAAAAGCTAAACTTGTTCTAGTATTATCCCCTTGTTTAGTTTCAACTGCATGTGTTAAATGAGAAGGAAATAATATAATGTTACCAGTTTTAACTGAGAACCACCAAGATGATGAATTCCATAAATTCCATTCTTTTGTTTCTAATTTAATTGTTGAATAATTATCTTTTTTATAAAAATTAATTTTATCAAATTTTTCATTGCAGTTTATATAAAAAACTCCTGAAACTAATGAATTAGGATGTTCGTGTTTATGATGATATTGATTTGTTTCAGTATAATTTAACCAAGATTGCGTAATATAAGGAGTAACATTATTACTTGTCATAATAATTTTATTAAAATAATCTTTAATTCTTAAATCAATTTCTTTTTTTAAATCTTTAAATTCTTTTTTATTAAGAACATAGTTATCTAAAGAAGTTAAATTTCCTTCATTTTTAAAAAAAAGATTTTTATTTTTCTCTACAAATAATAATTCTTTTGTAGATAATTTTCTATCTAATTTAGAAAAATAGATAGGAGTTGGGAATATTGAATTAATTTCTGATTTCATAATTAAGATAAAATATATACTTTAAAAACGTTGTTTTGTCTAGGGATTGATATATATTAATATAAAAGAATATCCTTATTGTTAAAATTGTGTATAATAGCGCGCTATGCCTTTACAGAAAATACAATTAAAACCAGGTCTTAATAAACAAACAACACCTACCGGAGCCGAGGGGCAATGGATAGATTGTGATAATGTTCGTTTTCGTTACGGTGAACCTGAAAAAATTGGTGGTTGGCAAGAATTATCTCAATATAAAATAGCAGGTCCTATTAGAGAACAATTAACTTGGACATCTTTAGATGGTAAAAAATATGCAGCTTTAGGAAGTTCTAAAGTTTTAATTATTTATTATGAGTCTTCTTATTACGATATAACTCCATTAGATACCGACAGAGAAAAAACAGGATGTACTTTTACAACAGTAAATACTTCTAAAACAGTTACAGTTAATAAAGTAGGACATGGATTCTCTATTGGAGAATATATAGTTTTTTCTTCTGTCACAGCTCCTGTTGGTTCTGGATATTCTGCTTCTGATTTTACAACTAATACTTTTGAAGTTGTTAATAAAACATCTAATACTTTTACTATTACAATGGCAACAGCTGCAACTGGAAATAGTTCAGCTTCTGGTTCTGCAACTTGTACTCCTTATATAACAATTGGACCTATAGCACAAAGTGCAGCTTATGGATGGGGAACAGGAACATGGGATTTATCCACTTGGGGAACTGAAAGACCTACAACAAGTATAACTCTTTCTCCTGGTAGCTGGTCACTAGATAATTTTGGACAAATTTTAGTTGCAACAGTTCATAAAGGAAAAACTTATACATGGGATCCATCTGCTGCAGGAAGATTAAGTACAAGAGCAACAGTATTAACAGGTTGCCCTACATCTTCTATTATGACACTAACTTCGGATAGAGATAGACATTTATTTGCATTTGGAACAGAAACAACAATTGGAAATCCTTCAACATTTGATCCAATGTATATTAGATGGTCTACTGCAGAAGATTATACTGATTGGAATCCAACGGTTACAAATAGCGCGGGTACTTTTAGATTAGATACCGGAAATACTATTATTGGAGCTATTCAAGGAAAAGATTATATTTTAGTTTTAACAGATGCTGCAGCTTATACAATTCAATTTATAGGACCTCCTTTTGTATTTTCAGTTAGACAAGTTGGAACAAATTGTGGATGTCTTGGTCAACATGCAATGGCTTATGTACAAGGAGCTGTTTGGTGGATTGGTTATGGAGGAGGTTTTTTTGCATTCGATGGAACTATTAAACAATTGCCAAGTTTAGTTCAAAATTATGTATTTACAACAGATGGTGATAATCCTGGAATAAATTATGATGCAAGTGAATTAGCTTATGCATATCACAATTCATTATATAATGAAGTGGGTTGGTTTTATGCAACAGCAAATTCATCACAAGTAAATGCTAGAGTTGTTTATAATTTTATAGAAGATACTTGGGCAGTTGGGTCTTTAGCTAGAACAGCTTATTCAGATGCTTTGACATATGATAAACCTTATGCAACTCAATATTCAACAACAGATACACCAACTTTTCCTACAATTAATGGAGTAACAAATACATATGGAGCATCTCGCTACTGGGCACACGAAACGGGTTATGATCAAGTAGATTTTAATGGAAATTCAACTGCAATCCCAGCTTATGTTATGTCTGGAGATTATGATATTTCAGAACAAGGTTTGGGTGGAGATGGACAATTAATTATGAGAGTTAGACGTTTTATACCTGATTTTAAAAGTTTAACAGGTAATGCAGTAATAACATTATTTTTTAGAGATTACCCAGCAAATGATGATTCAACCCCTTCTGAAGTACCACCTTCTATTACTGGTCCCTTTACAATTAGCTCTTCAACGACTAAAGTAGATACAAGAGTTAGAGGAAGACAAGTTAGTTTTAAAATTGAAAATATAGGCACTAATCAAAATTGGAGATATGGAACTCTAAGATTAGACGTTGAAGCAGGCGGAAGAAGATAATGGCAAAGATATCAGCATATGTACCAGAACCAACAACAGAATATAGTGTTAATAATCAAAGACAGATTTTGGAAGCTATTAATACAATTAAAGATCAACTTAACTTTGGATATCAACAAGATTTAGTAAACGAACAAGCAGCATTTTTACAATTTATGTACGGAAATCAATCAGGAGTTTTTAATCCAGCTTACGCTACACCAGGTAATATACCTTATTATTTAGCTGTTGCTCAAGGATTAATTCCTAATACTTCACAAGTTAATATTTTTTCTTTTTCTGATTCTGTTAAAACCACTTTTTATACATTGTGGGAATTAACAGGAACTACGCAATACGCATTTCCTGCATCTGCTGCACAACTGGTTTTAGTAAGTACTTCTGCTTCAGATAATACAAGAGCTACTATTCTTATTAATGGATTAGATTCTAGTTGGAATCAAATAAGTGAAACTATAGCTCTTAATGGTACTTCAAACGTAACAACTGTAAATAGTTATTTACGTATTAATAGTATGATTATGACTAGCACTGGTACTGGTCAAACAACTAACGTTGGAACAATAACTGCAAAGATTGGTGCAACTACTTATGCTGTAATTGCTGTTGGAATTGGTAGATCACAGGCAGCTGTGTACTCTATTCCAAATGGTTATACAATGTATCTTATTTCAATTAATGCATTTAATGGCGATGCTGCTGCAGGAAATGCTATTAACTATCAAGTAAAAAGTACTAATAATGCACAAACAAATCCAGTGACACTATCTGTATTACAGACTGCATGGGATCAACGATATCAAGTAATTAGAGAAAATGTTTTTCCTTACACACAAAAAACAGATGTTCAATGGCAATTTTCTACTGCTAGTGGAACTCATTCGGTAGGTTTAATTTTACAAGGGATACTAGTTAAAAACTAATGGCTATATTTTATAAAAATCAAGGGTTCATTTTATCAACAACAAACTTAACAACTGTATTAAGTATTAATACTTCTTCAGTTGCAATTGTAAAAGAAATAGCAATTACTAATAAAGGAACTGCTTCTGCTAATTTAGATATGTATGTTTACAGTGCAGGAGATAGTACTAATTATCAATTTATACATGCAACTGTTCCAGCATCCTATAATGATAATGCTGCTCAGACTGTCTTGAATTTAGAACAAGGAGATGCTATATTAGCACAAACAACAACTGTTAGCGTTATTACAGGCGTTATCAGTTATGCTTTATTAGACAGAGTAGGAACGAATGGATAATCCAGTTAAGATAGAATGTAAGACAGAAGAAACTTTTAGAAGTAAAACAACAGGTAAAATTTATAATTCTAAAGAAGAATTTCTAAAAGAAAATACTGAAGAAGATTTAGTAGTTGATCTTGCTGTTAAAGTTACTAATGAAGGATTAGAAGTATTTCAGAAAGTGATGAATCAAGGATGACACTTCCAAGAGGTGGTACTGAACTTCAAATGGAGTTCTTAGAAAGATATGCAGACAAAAAGTTATTAGAACAAGTACAAATAACAACATCTGTTCCTGAAAAAATACCATTACATCCAACTAAACTTAATATTCTTTGGCAACAAAATTCATACGATCAAGGAAATTTAGCACCATGGTTTTTAGATAAAGAAAACCATAAAAAATATGATTGGTATGTATTTAACTCTCATTGGACTTATGAAAAATTTAGAATGAGATTTGATGTACCAACTGAAAAATGTTTGGTTATTAAAAATGGTGTTAGCGATATTCAGCCTAGAAATTTAGATTATAAAAAAGGTGATCCTATTAAATTAATATTTACATCAACTCCATGGAGAGGATTAAACGTAATATTAGCTGCAATGCAATTAGTTAAAAATCCACTTATACATTTAGATGTGTATTCATCAACTGAAGTATATGGAATTAATTTTAAAAATCAAAATGATTACAAATTTACAGATTTATATGAACAAGCAAGACAATTAAAGAATGTGACTTATATTGGTTATAAGCCTAATGAATATATTAAAGAAAATTTAAAAAATTATCATATGTTTACTTATCCTAACATTTGGGAAGAAACATTTTGTATTGCTTTATTAGAGGCAATGGCTGCAGGTCTTTATTGTATCACAACTGATTTTGGAGCTTTATTTGAAACAGGTGCCGAGTTTCCAGTATATGTTCCTTATGAAAAAGATTTTACTAAGCTTGCTATAAAATTTGCTTCAGTTATTGAAGCTGCTGCAAACCAGCTGCACGATGCGAGCATCAAGGAACATTTAGAATTTCAAATTAAATATACAAACAAATATTATTCATGGAAAGATAAAGCTTTCACATGGAATAATTTTTTACAAGGAGCACTAAATGCAAGACTCAAGTAAACCTATTTGGTTTAATAAAGAAATGGTACAAGCAAGAACTTTACATATTGGAGAACCTTTATATAAAATATTTGT